TCAGAGTATATTCGTGACCGCCTAGATAAGCGGCATCTGCATCAGCAATGTCATCTTGATACGGGGTTTGAACTTCGGTTACTGTGGTCCCGTTGACCAGCAATGAATAACCACGGGGAATGTCAGTAATAAAAGGATTGATAGTTCCTGATTGAGTTCCACCTGTAATTGGTCTAGCAGCAAGACGAGCATACGGAGAATAACGATTCTCTGTAATACCCCAAGTCTCCCACCGCCAAGGTGTTGTTAATCTATAAGGCATATCTTCCTTTCAGAATTGACTCATCCCAAGGGACAGACTTTTCAAATTTGCCTGTCCCTCAGAATCAATCAATTTATGAGATTGATGCAGCAGTCTCAATACGATATAGAGCCGCTTCACGTAGACGGTTGAATCCGCCGAAGTAGTACCAACCGATGGTGCGGAAACGACGTAGAGCGTCAATTTCTGGACCGATAACGGTTGAGATGTCTTGTGCTTGTGCTTCAGCAAGTGCTTCACGACCAGCAACAACTGCCTTGTAGACAGTAACTGCAGGTGATGCACCGTTAGATGCTGAAAGAACGCGAGGTGTTTCGACAACGAATGCACCTTCGATAACACCAACAGCACCAGCAACGAACGGAGTACGTTCTACGTACTTGGTTAGTTCCTGGAATCCACCGGTTCCGGCTTCCGCACGGAGGTCAGCAGATTGACGTGGGTGTAGGTATGCAGCATAGAGTTCGCCAATACGAGGCACAGCCTTGTTTGTACGAAGTTGTACTACTGCTTCACGGATATCAGCAACGGTCATTGTGCCAGATGCGGTGATACCTGAAGTACCTGTTGCGGTGCCACCGTAAATTACGTTGGTACCAGAAGTCAAGACGTTTGCTACAACTACGTCGATAGAATCAGCAGCGTTGTAAGCGATGACATCTGCAAGAGCAGCGTCTACGTCGTTGAAAGAAGTTAGGTTTAACTTCTTGGTTGTTGTTACGGCATTGCCGTACTCATTGAGTGTAACTGTAACCTGTGATGGGTTACCTAGTGCTACAGAGGAAACGTCAGATGTTTCAGTCAAAGTACCGGTTGCGGTGCTTAGGTCTGAATAGATGGAGAATACAACTGACGAACCTGGCATTGCTTGCTGTACTGGCTTGACATCAGCCAACGCTCTCATCACTGGGATGGAACGAAGAGCCATACGTACATACTGGTCATACGCAGTTTGTACGAGGTTGCTAATTGTCGAAGACGAGGTCAGCGTTCCCGTAGGAATTGCCATTTACTTGCCTTTCGGTTAGTTAGTTCGGATTAGAGTCCAGACTGCCTAATGATTTCATCTAACTCTTCACGGCTTCCTGCATTGAGCAACTTCTTATGAATCTCTGCTTGGTATTCAGGAGTAGTTCCTTGTTCCACAGCATTGGTCATACGTTGGTATGCAGCAGCCTGTTGAGGGTCGACATTAGGTGTTGCCTGGGTTGCTTGAGTTTGTACACCGAAAACATCAGCATAATTCTCAAGCCATTTTGATACAGACTCCTCAGTTGGGTCTATATCCTGTGGGATAAATGCAGCAATCTTGCTGTTTACCCCGCGACTAGCGAGGGCGTCTTTGATTGCTCTATCTCGTTGTGCTTTAGAAAGACCTTCAAACTGAGCCTTTAATTCAGCCAGTTCTTTTTCTTTCTGCTTGTTTGCTTTACGCAACTGTTTGACGAGGTCATTGGAAGAATCTTTTTCTTCCGTATCAAAGTCGTCATCTTCGTAGTCGTAATTGGACATAGGTCCATCTCCCTTGTTTAGTAGTTGTCGTAGGCCTCATATGGCTTTGGGGGAAACCGTATGGCTCCTACTCCTGGTTTTCTGTCTCTCTAACGGACCAGTCGTCCCGTTAGCAGGCCTAGAATGCGCCCGCTCTGTCGCGGGCTAGTGCGCCACCTGCAACTCCGGCTTGACCAGAGAATGCGGCTTGCTCTAATGAAGTCAACTTCTTGCGCTGCTTAGCAGCCTCAGTTGCTCCAGTTAATCCAAATACTTCCTGCTCTGCAGTTGTTTGTGTATATGGAGTTTGTTTGTAGAACTCAGATAGTTGCGCACCACGAGGTGCTACTTCTGCAACTGTTTGGAATCCTTGTCTTGCTGTTTCGCCAGTTACGCCATAACGTTGTAACTCTTCTGCTCTTGATACACCAGTCTGTAGTCCTGCCATAGCAGCAGCACCACCAATTTCAGCAGCAGTTACTTTACGACGGATTTCTGTTAGAGCCTTATCTGGGTCTAATGCGTAAGCAAGAATGTCACCATTAGAAATATCTGGATAGAATGTACGTAACGATGCAGCAATCTCAGGTGCAGCATTGATTACTCGGTTCTGTGCTGTCTGGATTCTATCTTCAAGTTCTGCTGCAGATACATCGCCAGCAATAAACTTCTCAAATCCTTCTTGACGACCCATATCTCCACGGGCATAGTATGAAGCAGGTAGACCATAGTTACGCATAATGTTTTGGTACTGGTCTTCTAGTCCAATATATTCTGCTTCAGATAAAGCAGTTAATCCTTTTTGAATACGAGATTGGTTAGCAGCAAATCGCTTCTTGTAAGCGTCTGTATCTCGCAGACGGATAGTGAATTCTGATGGAGATACATTCTCCATAATCAAACCTCTAAGTGGAGTTACTAATCCACCTAATCCGTATTGGTTGAATTGTTCAAATAATAAATCATATGCAGACTTACGCTTGGCTAGTTCTTCAGGAGTTCCAGCACCCATAGCGGTGCTAAGAGTAGAACCTCCACCGGCTCCTCCCGTGCCGCCACCAGTACCTCCGCCGCCTCCACCTAAACCTAGAGGAACATCTGCACCTTTAGCATTTAGAATGGCAAGCATTGCTATAGTGTCAATAGTGCCATCTGGCTTAGTGACTGATTTATATTCTTCAGCAGTAAGTTGGCGATTCAATGGCGTATCGTTAAAATAACCAACAGAGTTAATACCACCACGAGATGCTATGTATTCCTTAGTCATACCAAGATTCATAGCCTCGCGCTCTTTAGCCATATTGCGCTCAGTGCCAGTGATTGCTAATCCTGAAGATGGAGAAATCATTCCTACTTCAGTAGCAGCAGGAGGTTTTCCTGTGGCCGGATTTACTCCGGTATATGTCTTACCATTGATAACAACTGTTTCTGTTTTAGCACCATAATATGGACCATCTGAAGTAGTTGTATTTGGGACCAGAGTTGGTCCTCTATTTTCTCTATCGTTTGGTGTGGCCATTATTACCCCTGGAATCCAAAGTCTTTAAGTACTCTAAGTGCAGCATCAGAGACTTCTTCTCTAGCATTGTTTGTATACTGCCAGCGAGGGTCCTTACGGAGTTGACGCTGGAAATCATATAAAGTCATTTCTCTATCTTGACCGATAGCACCGCGAAGTGTTGGGTCATTTAGTGCAATAGTATCTGGATTAACTTCTAATGTTGCAGCCATAAGTTTCTTATATGGAGCATATACAGTTTCAAGGTCTATGCCTTGGTCAAGTAGATTTGCCACTCTATCTGGCATACCTAATCTTGCAGTTTGACGGATTAGATTTTTGAATGTATCAACATCTGCTCCATCTGCAATCTGCTTAGTCCAAGCGTCTACAGATGTACCAAAGTCTCTATTTAGGTCAAGACCATTAGCGGCTGCAGTCTTAGCAAGTTCTTGTCTTGTTAGGTCTGCTGCTGCTTTCTTCTTTTCAGAGAACTCTGGAAGTTTACGAACAACATTGGTTAGGAACTGAGCCTCATCGATACCACCTTTAGTGGTTTGCACTCTTCTGCCATTGACTATCTCATAAGTTTGTACAGTCGGGTTCTTCTTCTGAGCCTTCTGAAGTTTGGTTGTTATCTTTGTTAACTCTTCAGCAGTAGGTTCTCTGTTGAGTTCTCTCTTCCAGACATCAGTAATAAGGTTCTGAGCCTGAGTTGCTCCAGCAATACCGATATATTCAGTAGGAAGGTTTGGCTTAGTTCCACCAGCCTGAGCATTTTCTACAAGATACTGCTCAAATGTTAATTCAGGTCTACCGGTTCTTGCTTTTTCAGTTTCAAAATCACTACGAGCGTTAACAATCGCATCGCCTAGTAATCTATCATATTTTCTTTTTGTGGTTTTTAGATACTTAGCGTTTTTTAATAAGTTAGACCATTTTTTAATTTCCACTGAAGGTGCATCAATCAATGCAGCAATATCTTCGTCAAAGCCAAGAGTTCCAGTAGGAGCATTATTGCTAAATCCACCATAACCGCCACCAGTTCTAAATGAAGATATGGTTGGTTCACCTGAGATACTGTTACTCTTCCACACCTCTGTAACAGAAGGCGGATTATTTGTACCTGTTACCACTTATATCTCCTATTAGTCTCTGATTAGTCTTGAGAACAATGCGAAGTAAGCATCTTCTGCATTGCGGTTAGTCTTGGATAGACGTTCTAATTCAGCCTTAGCCTGTTCCTTTAGAAGGTCTTTGTAGTTCTGGGCAGATATTGTATTGCCTGGAACTGAATCTCTGGCGTTGATATATTGGTTATATACATTCAACATACCTTCGATAGGCTGGCGAATTGCTGGGTCCAACTTAACGTCTGGGTTAGAAAGCATAAGACTTAAATCATCTAATGCTTGATTTCTTTGGATTCCTTTTTCTGCACCTTTGCCAAGTTCTTTTTGTAGGGCAGGTCTTGCACCTTTGAAAGACTTGGACCAGTTTTCCCACATATCTTTAAGTTGACGCTTTTGATAATCATTAGTTGTTCTAGCAAGTTCTGCCTCGTAAAGGTCCTTTTGTGTGTAGTAGAAGTTCTCATCGTAGGCTGTATTGACCTGACGTAGGTAGTCCTTCATTAACTTAGACTGCTTTAGACCCATATTGATAAGTAACTTATAGGCGTTGAAATCAAACTCGCCTTCTTTGGGAATAAAGAACGAAGCCGCTTCTGGATACTTCTTGAGCAGTTCTTTGTTATCATTTATCCACTTATTAGCCTTATCATTAGCGCTAATAATTGCAACTACATTGCTTTCAGATTCAGATATCGTATATGGAACTTGGTCTGGGAATAAACGAATCCATTCTTCCATAGCCTTGTCATAACTGCCAGTCTTTTCAACTAGACTATTAAAGGTTTGCTTGAAGTTAGTCTCACCATTTTGACGAACCCACTGAGCAATTTCGCTCTTGAGCGTAGTCTGTGGCGGAGCAGGGAATATAAATCCAGTAACAAATCTTAGAACCAAAGCAGTAAAGGTAGAAGCCTCTAGTTTGTTCTGATATTGCTCCATTTCGCCTGGAGTAATAGGAATTTCTTGACCAGTCTTTGGGTCAACCTTTGGTCTTAGTCCGTGACCTGTAGCCTCTAGGTATGCTGCTGCTTTACGGAATGCTGAAGCGAACTGAGAGTTACGCTCATTCTTATCCATAAGCGAAATAAAACGATTTACGTGTGCAGGAAGCACAGCATTCATCATTGGCTGGTCTTCACCATAAACGCCAAGCGCAATTCTGTCCAGTTTATCTAAACCTGGTACAAGATTGCTAATACCTTTGATGGTAACTGCAGATAATGGACCAGCAAATGTAGGGAATAGTGAGTCTGGGTTAGAAGATGGAGTAATCATCTTCAACTTGGCAGCAAATTCAATAGGCATTGGAGCCTTAATTGCGCCTTCTTGACCAAAAGCACTCATTACTTTATCTACTGCTTGATACATTGCAGTTGTACCTGGGTAGAAGAAGTATTGTTCTCCACTATCGTCAGTCTGAACAAAGCCAGAATGAGCAATACCGTCATAAGTTAGCGATGCTCTTGTAATTGCTTCTGGGTTATATCGTACGCTTCTATAGAAACGACGATAAAAGTCTTCAGTTGCACGGTAGAAACGAGCGAAGTTACGAGCAGACATAGCCAACTGGCTACGAACTGCAGGATTATCTACATATGCTAATGCTGAATCCTTGGCTAAATCTTCTGCTGCTTGATTTATATGACGAATTGCAGACTTATAAGCCTTATTGTAAGCCTCACCAGTCTTACCTTTTGTAAGTTGAGTTATAACTTTTTGAGCATATCCAGAACTATTTAGTTCCTTACGGAATCTTATAAACTCATTTAGGACAATTGGCTCACGAGACCAGCGAGCATTAGCCTCGCCCATACCATCCCAGAACTTATCAAACATAGATGCAGCAAAATTGTCGCCTTCTGATACTGGAACTAGCGTTGGACCTGATATAAATTCAGGAGCAAGTGCTGGGTCATTAGGTAAATCCGTAAGTCTTAGACCTTTTGCGCTTACTTTAACTGTTCCATCTTTATCAGTTTTAATAACTGCTTTAAGAAGGTCTTCATTTAGGTCGCCATTCTTTTTAGAGAATAGGTTTCTGGCTGCAATATAGGCACGCTGTGCGTGAGTATCTATGCTTCCGCCATCCTTGAAGTACAACTGGAATCTATCAAGGTCTCTTTTAGGCAAAGTGCTGAGATATTTCTTCATCTCTGCTATTGCTTTATTTTCATCTTTCATATAACGGACAGCAATACTACCTAATTCATCATTGGTCATTATGCCAATTTGGAAAAGCCAGCCAACCTTAGCCTGTTCATTGGCTACTGGGTTGTAGTTAGTAAATGCTTTATCTCCAACAGAACGCTTATAGGCATTACCATCAATAGTAATTGCTTCCATCTTGCCATATCGGTTTACATCATCTGCGATATTAGCGTAACGGCCACCACCGCGTACACCATTCTTAGCGCCTTCAGATATATCTGCAAGCATCTCATCTAAATTTCCGTACCTGGCAAGTTCAGAAATAATGCTTGCTGATTCTGGGTCAAGATTATATGCTAGTTTGCGACGCAAAATTGCTTCTGCCATAACAGAACGAACTTCATCTTCTGTTTGAGCAGCAGCCATCTTTGCAGAAAATTCTTTTAATTCATCTGCTTTTAAGAATTTATTGATAGCACCTAGTTCACCTTGTTCAGTATTAAAAAATACTGTATCTTTGAACTTTTCTAGTGCTGTCTTATCTCCACCAACACCGCGTCCGACACGAATACGGGTGGACCATAAACGACCTTTGACCATATCCCAAGGGTTACGACCGCGAGCCAAAAAGAAAATATCATCTTCAATAGCATTACGGATAGGGAAACGAACTCCGGCCAATGTCAAGAATGACCAACCAGATGTAATCTTATCTATCCATTTATTGTGAGATACTCCCACAAGTTTTGATATAATACCTTGACGAGCAGTTAATCTATCTAGGTCAACAATTGATGGAACAACCATAGATGAAGATAATTGATATGGGAACAGAGCCATCTGTTCTCCAGCAAATTCTGCTGGATTACCTAAGCGTTTTCCATTTACAACTACATCTGCAGCGTATCGCTTCTCAAGTCCACGACCTGCAAATTGCTCCATAAAAGTTTTACCTGGGTCACCTTTACGAACGCCACGAGTTGAGAATATGGTGTTCCAAAGTCCCTTAGTAATTTGCATACGCTGACCTTCGTCACCAGCAGCAAATGCTTCAGCAATAATTCTGCTATGATAACGAGAGTTTGTTAAGCGAGCAGTGCGATAGATTTCATCTACGGCATTAGGACCCATAACATCAAATACAGTAGATGTTGGATTTGGCACTCTTGTAAACTTAGCAGCAAATCTATCTATTCGTCCTAGAATCTGATTCTCGGTAAAACGAACAGCGCCATCTGGACCCTTAAATCTTCCGACTTGCTTTTCTAAAGCAGCGATATCTTCAGGTCTAGTTGTGATGCCAGTTAGGACATCTTCAAATTGTGGTCCTGTACCATATAAAGCACGGACTAATTTTTGTCCAACTTTATCAATATCAAAAACTTTATTAACAGTTGTAAGTGCAGCAACTCTTGCTTTACGACCAGCAGTTAATCTTGGAATTAAAGGAGTTTCTCTGGCTGCTTGACCTTTGAAGATGGCAAGCATATCTACGCCATTTTGGAAGAACTGCTTTGCAGTGTTAGCGTCCTTGATGCCAGCCTTAACAAATTCATCAATAGCAGCAGGACCAAACTCAGGAGCAAAGCGACGAAGTCTTGTCATAGCCTCCGTTGAGGCAACTACATCTTTGGCTTTACGAGCCTTAGATAGAACATCTAGGTCATTGCCATATTGATTAAAAAACTCAACTACTTTTGGATTATTAAATGCTTGGTCTAGTTTTTTAGGAGAACCAGCAATCTTGATAAGTGAATAGTTGATAGCATCATAGGCTTTCTTAGCCTTACCAAGTGCAAGTGTTGGGTCTAAGAATAAACGATATGAAGCATCGCCTACACCAGAAATGCCCTTATATAAAAATCCTGAACCTTCTAAACCTTCAGGTAAAAGTGCGTTTGCTATTTGACGACCTGGAGAATACTTAGATGCAAAAACAGCATCATAAGCATCTTGCCATAGCGGGTCTTTTTTCTGGGCAGCAAGAGATGCAATCTCTTTTTCTTCAGGTGTTCCATTTGCAACAATATCAGCAAGTGACTTACCTTCAGTTACCTGTTGGATAACTTTGATTCTTGCTGGGCCATATTTCTGTGTAGCCTTAGCAATACGTCCTTCGTTATATACAAGTTCGCCATTATCATTTGATTTTTCCCAAGCAGCGCTAACAATCTGAGCGCGTTTTGCTGGATTAACAGCAGCGCCAAGCACTCCGCCTTCTTTAGCAAAAACACCAAGTCTGTAAAGGCGAGTCATAAAGTCAGATACTTCAGTAAGAGCGCCTACTACAGCACCACCTGTGTAGTGCCAAGCAGAACCTAACCAACCACGTTTAGCAGGTTCTGGTTGTGTACCGAAGGTTGTCTTTAAGATTTCTTGTTGGTCTGCAGGTAGAGACTGAAATCTAACCTTTGCTTCAGGTGCAGGCATACCAAGAAGTGTTTTATGTGTAGAGACAATCTTGCCAATCTCATCTGCTTTTTGTTGGTCGGCAGGATTAAGTCCAGCCTTTGCTGCGGCTATCTTAAGATTTTTCTCCACTATAAACCTCTTGCAAGGAAGTCCTGATATAGAACTGCTATCTCTCCGGATTCGTCATATGGTAATAACTTAGCCAAAGTATCAGAGTACTTCTCTGTCATTTGTGGACGCATACCTAAAACTTCTGGACCTGCACCTGCACCCATAGCAATACCAGTTGTAATTGGTTCTTCTGGTCGTTGAGTTGGTGCAAATAATGGTGTGATTCGCTCTAGTTGACTCGGAGCAATACCTTGCTCTGAACGAGAAACTGGATTTACATTTGGTGTCTTGGCAAGTGGTGCGCCAGATTTAATTGCTTGTGTCTCAGCACCTTCACCGTATGCGATTGAATTCATATTCAAGTCTGTTCTCTTGGAGAACTTGCCAGGACCTGCTGCTCCTGCTAATGGACCTCTAGCCATTATTATCCTCCATCGTCTCTAAATCTTCTGTGAATTGTTCCCAAGCCTGATTAACTTGAGTTTCTCTTATTGCGTTATATGTTGCTAATTCTAAAATCTCATCTGAGAATGTATGTACTGCTGTCATTAAGTTATGAAAGAATCCTGCTAATACTACAAAGAAATCAGCGAGACGGATAGGGCGTGGAACGTAATCTTGTTTTTTACTCACACCCTATCCTCTCGATAGATTTTTACTTAGGCCTTCTTGCCCTTACGTCCGGCAGGGGCATATCCGAAATCTACTTTTCCGCCTTTTGGCTTTGAAGTATCTTTCTTACCTTCTGTTGGCTTCTGCATTGGTGCAGCAGCACGACTACCTTTGTTCATTTAGCACCTCCTTCGGTTATGCTCAACCTGCGATTTGCGCGAGCAAACTTGCTATATCTGGACGAGCGCCAGCAGCAGGGGCCGCACCAGTCATTTGTTCTGGGTTAGGCTGCGAGGCAGGGGCTGGGGCCATACCTGCTGCTGGAACTTGTGCGCCCATCATTTCTGCTGGGACTTGTGGTTGTTCTTCTGGGGCAAATACTTCATCAACGATTGTTTCAATCGCTTTACCTTTTTGACGACCCTTGATGACTTCCGCGATTCGGGTAACAATCTGACTAGGGTCTTGGCCTTGTGCTGCAAGCGCGGGGATAGCCTGAGCATACTGAGCCATAGCAACGCGCAAAGAATCACGCATCTCTTCAATGTCAACTCGTTGTTCTTCTTGTGTAACATTTAACTCCATTGGAATCTCACGACGTACATAGTCACGAGATACAAGTTTGTCAGAACGCATTTGTAGCAAAGCAATAATTGCACGGTTAGGGTCCATACCGGACATAATTCCGTAGCGTACATCTACTCCATATTCGCCACCGATAGCCTTAGATGGAACATACTTCATTGAGTATGGTGTGCCATCTTCGCTTCCGCGAATTTCTTTGGTCATATTGCCAAATACTTTTTCATCAACTTCAAAGCAAAGTGCTACAAGTTCTGTAAACAAACGAGCAAACTGTGCTTGAGCGCTGCGAATCTGTGTATCGAATCCAGCCTGTAGCGCTTGTACGCCACGACCAGTAACAACAGAAGAATCAATGTTTCCGGTACGTACTTCTGGATATCTTGCACCTAAGCGTAATTCTCTTTCAAGAACACCGGACTCAGTAAATACTCCAGGTGGAAGTTCTAGCGGTACACGGCGAATCGCTTGTGGGTTGGCAGACCGCATAATCGAATCTGGTCCAAGGGCCAGTTCTTGCACATCCTGTGGGATTGCAATTGGTGCCTGTATAGATTTTTCTGCCGCTTGTATTTGCAGAACTGCAAAACGTGCGCGAGCCAGTTGTACCGCCAGAACATCATCGAACTGACCTCGTGCTTCGCCATCAATAGATGAACGAGTAGCAACTGAAGCCAGACATTTACCAAGGACGTTTACTGTCTGTGATAGAACTAGGTTATTGCGCTCTGGGATAAATAATAAATCTTGGTCTTTGTCGTGATAACGAACTAGAGTTACATAAGGTGTATTGCTTGGCATCTTGTTCAATGGATAGCCAGCGTTACTCTTACCTAGAATCTCATTGTAGAACTCTGGATACTGTGCTGCTAAAGATTCAGCATCAGTATTTGTAATCTGTGTTAGAGAAATAGTTCTTCCGAATCTATCAATCTCTGGATAGACGCCAAATGGATTTAGCAAGCGGATACGTGGATTATTATTTACATAATCCATCTCAACGATTGCTGGCAACATACCGTAGGTATTGAACCAGTCAGCGCCTGTGTACATCTGAATCTGTAGGTCTGAACCTGAAACGTAATAGTTTGCAATGCGGGTTCTTGTATCAGCAGCCTTACGTGCTGCATCTGAAACCATATTGGTAGCAGAGCATTCAAAGGAAGGTAGTGGTGCCATTGCTTCTGCAAGGTCACGAGCAGCAACGTCAATGAAGTTAGCAACTAGAGGCTTTGGATATTCCTCTGTGAACATAGCAGGATAGACCTTGGAGATATCTCCTTGGCGTACAGAAAGTACGCTACGCATACGCTGGTCGCGTGGTGCGTATTTGGTTTTGAGTCTATCGACTTTAGCGATGACTTCCTTGGCTGATAACACTTAGCCTCTCCTAAATGAACTGACGTTCTTTGTCCTGTAGTAGTTCATCAATATTTACTACGATTTGTCTTTTACGTTCGTTATGATTCAAGAACGGATTTCTCATATGGGTCTTCTGATTGAGTCCTACGTTTAGCATTTCTCTTGCTCTGATTTCACAGAACCAAAGTGCCATAACCATATCGGTCTTACCTTTGGTCGTTGGAGACCAAGTGATAAGTTGCTCGATAAGACTCTTGATATTTTCTGTCTGGTCTGATGGTAGGTGCATCAGATTATCTCTATGATGCTTTCCATCTTGCTGCTTAGTTCCAAACAATGTGGACATAGAAGCCACACCGAAGCCTGCATCCCATTTGTTATTACCAGTATGGTGTTCTCTAAGAACCGTACCTTTAGATGCTAGGAAGTTTCTAATACCTTCATCTTGCGTCAAGAAGGATTGGAAAGCGTTTCGCTCAACTATCCATTCTGACGGGGCGTAGACGTTAGTCCAGTCCGTGATAAGTTGTCTAATCTGAGCAGGCGTCGGACGCGTAATCTTGATAGCATCCACGATATATCTCTTATGACTAATACGGTCAACAGCGTAACAGACAGCGGCAGTGTCACCGACCATCGCAGGGTCGAGGCCACAGATAAAAGAAAAGCCGTTGAGGTCACGAGGATGTCCAGGGAATCCTGGAGTGAGGCGACCCGCCTTGCGCATTCCGTCGATGCTACCCTTGACGCATACTGGGTCAAAGATGGCGTCATCTGAAATATCTTGCTGCTGATAGATAAGCGCCCACGTTGAAGCGTCCATTGCCTGACGCTCCGCGTAAAGATGTTTACCATTCCAGCGCGGATATAATCCTTCTTCTGTCTTATGTTCATTTGTCTGCCCATCGAACGGTTGGTCTGAATAGGGCCAGAGTGTAACCCACTTATCTGGGTCTTCATTGGTTTCAAGAAGAGCCGGCATTGCTAGATATGTCCAGGGTACTGTGCCACCGGGATATCTATCGGGATTACGAAGTTCTTTATATAAATCTACTGAGGCTACTCGCGTACCTACTACGATAAGTTTACCGGTAGGGTTAAGACGAGACCGCACGTCTTGCTGTAGCCACTTAATCTGCTTTTCAAAGTCATTGGCATTAGACAAGGTAACTGCGTCATCTATGATAATCATATCTGCACGTTTACCGTAAATCTGACCACCGATACCTACGGCTTCTAGGTTTGGGTCTTTCTCAGAAGACTCTCTAAGTTCCTCACCGAAGGTGACTCTGGTCTGTTGCCAGGAAGCAGTCTTGGTATTAAACCCTATACCTGCAGCATAGGCCTGCTGTAGTTCTTCATACATCGGGTGAGTCAGGCGTTGCTTGATAGCGTAGAGAAAGTCTGCAGCGAGGCGCTGGGTTTGAGAAACTATCAGAACTCTAAAGTTCGGGTTATTAACAATCTTGTAGGTGACATAGTCAACGGTGACCGTAATCGACTTCGCGTGGTTAGGCGGGATGTTGATAAGGATGCGGTTATCCGCTAGTCCCTTCTCATACTTCATAGAGGGGTGAAACCAAGAAGGTTCTCTGCCTTCAATAACATCTATAAGATTCTTCTGGTGACCGAAGGTCTCCTGGTGGAGATACTTCTTACGCCAGGTAGGAAAATCTAATTCTTTGGCTGAGGCTTCTGCAAAGTTCTTCTCTAAGGCACCAAGCCGGGTTCTATCCGCCAGTGACTTAAAGACGGGGTCAGTACGACGGTAGTATTCATAGGACTTCAATGTACGGCCTGCTACTTGGCAGGCCTGTTCTACAGTCATACCTTCTGCGATAGCAGAGAGGATAACCTTCTTAGCCTTCTCCGAGTCTTGTTTCTGTCTCGGATTAGGTACGGAGTTAGACATTGGGTTCCTTAAAAAAAAATTTTTGTAATGGACAGAACTATCCCTACTAAAAGTCAACCAACGCTCTATAAGGGAGCGCTGGTAGCAGGACGCGCTCCCTGGTAACCACCGCGCCTTCGGCGCGGATTAGGGGGAGCGGAGTGGTCGAACGAAGCGACCCCTCCTAGAGTGAAACTACGGGTGGTCCGTTTCACTCCCCTACTATATATAAGGCGCGAAAAATAGCGCATTTCGCGTTTATGTGATGTAAATCATATTTATATGTATATAAAATAGGACAAAGCACCACTTTGTTTAGTGCAGATATTTGATTGGGGTACACTACACACACTACCCCGAAAACTTCAACACTGGGGTCTGGTCTTTTGTGCTGGGTATCTGCCCCCACCCTCCCCAAGATGACCGGATATGACTAGAGGTGAGAGGGCTTGCTCTACCTTCGGCGCACCTAATCGTTAAACCTTCCCTAATCTGATTTAATAATCTTGACCCGCTCAACCCGCCCGCGCTATTAAATAGTTTAAGTTTCAACTATCTCTCAACCTCTACTTTACCTTTACAGTTATCCCTAACCTGTGGATAAACTGTGGATAACTCTGTTATCAAATCGTTATCAAAATATCCTTGTTTCCGCTTGACACTAGGGGAGACTGTGGTAGGCTTATGCCATAACCTAAAAGTTAGGTTAGATACTGAAAGGGTTAAAAATGGAAACAGCGAAAAAAATCAACTTTATCTCCTCACTAGTTAAAGAGGTTATTGAAACAATGGAAGAAGAATACGGTTTCCTTTCAACTCAGGAACAAGGCACATCAAATCTAAATCAGGCTTATCTTTACAAGGTGCTAGAGATTATTGGAAAAATCGAACAATAGACCGAAACCGCCGAAAGGCGGTCTATCCGTGAGGCGGATACTGACGAGGTCAGAAAACGAAAGGGAAGAAAAGTGAAAAGTGTAGAAGAAAGAATCGCAAAACTGAACGAGCGCGAATCGCTTTTTTGCTCAAAAAGAGACGAGATAGAGAAAAAAATCAACAGAGTTCTAGGGATTGAACTACAACCCTTACAACTCTTGATGATTCGCCAATTGGTTTCAGATTTTGAGAAATACGAAACAGCAATACAGAACATAGAAGAAGATAGGCGCGAACTAAGGCAAGTAGTCACCGCCTAATGCTTGCCTTTCCTCTAGGGAATCACTACCCTAGAGGGAGGGGAGGAATTAGGCCTCCAATAACGAAAGGGTGAAAGATGATTTACAAGGTAGAGATTAGAGGCAAGGGCGTTATGCCTTACCAATTCGCCACTAAGCAAGAGGCGGAAGATTACGCGGTGAGTATGACAGTATGGACAGGTGGGGCGTATCGTATCCATAAGGTAAGAGCGGTAGCCTAGTGCTTACTATGGGGGAGAGTGTGGTATGCTCTCCCCTGTGGTATCCACTAGCAACAAGGCTAGAGGATAAACGAAAGGGAAAACAATGCTAAACACAACACAACAACAGATGAAAGATGAATTGTTGAATGAAATCAACAACAATGGGGCGGATATTGACGATATCAAAGACCGCTCGGGCGAATGGATAGACGGATATCTTCCGGTCTATTACAACCGCATTTTGGAAGAATGGAAAGATATGCCCTCGGAATATAACGACAGGGGCGCGGCAGAATTAGGGGCAGGGGAGGGCGGTATTTTTAACCTTATGAGCCTTGATTTATATCTCTACTACACCGACCTATTCAATGAGGTAGTGGAAGAAATAGAGGAAGAATTGGCAGATAAGGAAGAGGTGACCGCGTGAAACTTACAAGGAGAGGGAAGGTAGTCATCGGGCTATTGGTAGCCGTGGCGGTTTATCTAGTATCCACCAAAGTTTGGTGGATAGAAGGGCAAGGCTATTGCTTCGGCTCAATTGAGAAGTGCTACAAGATAGAGGGAGAGGTCAAAAAATGATTTACGAAATCAAGTGCCAAAGTTGCGAGGGTCAATGGATAAGCGGAGAAGATGACGCTATTTACTGCGACCCTTGCGTGATAGCAGGGAGTCACAAGATAGAGGAGGGCGTGAAGTGAGAATACTATCGGCAGGGCAAGAGGAGGCAAAGGCTTACTCTAAACGCTATCTCATAGAAGAAGGGGGCGTGACTTATCGCGTGGTTCTTTACTATGAAGAGAGCGCAGGATACGACACGGCTTGGTTTGTAGATGAGAAGAGAGTTGAAATCCCCGAATCAGTAAGAGAGAAGGCAAACGAGGAAGAGATTTCGGTTGGCTATTACTTAGAACTAATGGAAGAGGAGGGCAATAAGTAAGTGCTATTCCTAGCCTTATCTATCTATGCAACACCTTACGCAATAGACGGAGACACAGTCGCTATTGAGAAGGAGAGAGTGCGCCTTGTTCAGATTAACACGCCGGAAATTGGAGAGTGTTATTACTGGGAGGCTAAAGCCTTTACGAGGAGGGCGTTAGAGAGTGGGCTACCGATAACACTAGAGAGGGACAGTAGGTTAGATAACCAAGACCAATACGGGAGGGCGTTGCGCTATGTAATGGTAGGCGGTAAGAATCTAAACCTAGAGTTAGTTAGGCAGGGCTACGCCAAGCCTATGTTTTACAACAAGATGAAGGGGAAGTATGCGACCCTCATAATTAAATATGCTAGACAAGCCAAGGCACAAGGCTTAGGCTTATGGAAATGCTAAAGAGAGAGGGTAAGAAATGAACTACACAAAGAACGAGAAGGGAAGGCTAGTTTGTTGCTCTTGCGAGCGCGACATAATGGAACACCACAAGAGGCGGTGTCCCTATGCCTAAGTGTGGAGTATGTGGCGACCATTATGGAGAACTAATGGTGAAGCACGGCGAGGTATGTGATGACGATATCAAGGCAGAGGCTAGACCTTACGAGCCTGCTATTAACGATTTAATAAGAGCATTAGAAGAACAATTAGGAGAGGACATACACTAATGAGCAAACCAACTAAGGAATACTACAAGGCTAAGGCAGACCTATGCCAAGACCTAGCGATTAAGCAGATACTAGAGGGCAACACAGGAGAAGGCGCAAAGAACCTTATCCGTATGGTTAATGCTCTCAATGAATTAAACCTAGTCAATTACAAGAAGGGGAAAGATAATGACCCTCGTTAATTTCTATGAGGTATGCGATAAGGAAGGCAACGCTGTGTGGGGTGGCGTAAGCACTCTCCAAGCGGTGGAGTGGCTCGCTAGAGAGGCAGACTATCGCCTCTATGTATCAGTATGGAACGAAGATGACCCTGAAGAGCCATACCTAATCACCGATAAGATAAACATTACCGATGTGGTGCTTGCCACAAGACTAAACGAGAGGGATAACAAATGACAGTCGTATTGGTAGGAGTAATCGCTGTGACCCTGATAGCCTATGGTCTTATTGTTCTGGAGGAAAAGATAAATGGAGGACACTAAGAGAAGGATAGAGACGGCAACGAAAGACGCTGTCCGTCAGAGAAACTATCGAAGGGTGCGAGACCGCGCACTCACCAGACTAGGTGCGCTTCACAAAGAAGAATACCTAGCACTACTGGAGGAAGAGAGAATTAAAGATGAAGTGGAAGGCAAGGCTTGGCTTGATATTACTGGGCGCACTAACAATAGTGTGGGCAAAGCCTCACCCAACATCAGTTCTGGAAATGCCAAAGGACTTGGTAATAGAATCAAGACAGGCAACTTGGAATGAGAAGAAAGAGAACAAGCGCATCGCCAAACTTTACGCTTATTCAGGGTGGGGGTGGAGAGGAAGAGAGTGGGAGTGCCTTAAATCCTTATGGACCAGTGAGAGCAGGTTTGACCACCTCGCCACAAACCAACAAGGTTCAAGCGCTTTCGGTATTGCTCAACGACTTGGAGAAAAAGACAGACGACCTAGAGTCCAGATACTTAAGGGCCTTAGATATATTTCTAAGCGCCACGGAACTCCTTGTAAAGCAAAAGCGTTTTGGAATAGACACGGACACTACTAGAGAGTAAGATAGCAAGCCTGAAGCCCTGCGATAACCCTTTCTCGCGGGGCTTCTTTAATTATCTGTTGAGTAGAATCCTTGCCCTCTGAAATGTACAGGTGGAGTATCCCAATTACGGCGAAGGGTAGTGCCACACTCAGAAGAAGGACAGGTATAGTCAGGTGCGATATCGTGTATCGAACGATAAACAGTTAGCGTAGTTCCACAGTCAGGACATTCATATTCATATTTCATTACGGCTTACTCGCTTCAATTAAATCAACCACCTTTACAAGGTAGCCACGGGAAAGGTTAGGAGGAATCTCGCAGGTTATTTCTCTGCCATACTTTCTAACTGCCTCCCAAAGAATCTCAGTAGGTAGCATAAGAACAGTACGATTAAGAACGAAAGCCCAGTACTCTGCCTCAGTCACAGACAGACCGCTTGGTGCCCACGCATTGGACTTAGTAAAGAAGCAATCGGTTTCAATATAAACATTACCGGTAACGTTCCACTTGCGGTCGCGTTTAACCTCAATACGCTTACCTTCAGTAAGCAGGTCAGATACTAACTGCTCGCCTTCTTTACCAAAGGAGAAGTCTAAATCAAAGGAGGATAAGGTAGTCATTAGTAAGGAGAATCCCCACCTATCTCGTTCTGTAATTTACGAAGTGCGCTCTGACATCTGCGGTCAGCAGTAGAGAAGTGGCACTCTAAATACTCAGCCAGTTGTTGAAGAGTATGGTTCTCATAGTATCTAAGACGAAGAATGTCCTGCTCTTCCTTCTCTAGTTTCTGATAACCCTTCTTAATATCTACAAGCATAGCCAGTAGATTGCCACCTTCAGAAGGGGCAGATGGCTTCTTAGGTGTGCCATCATTAACTAATACTTGGCTCTGTTCTAAAGCGGTATCTAATACAACAGACTTGATTACAAAAGGTAGAAGTTGTGCGATAGTGACTGTGTCATAGTAAGTCTCATCGTTAATCTGATAGCCAGACTTGGCCGCTTTTTCTTTACGAGCATAGCGTTCTAAGTTTCTTTTAATCTGCCAAGCAATACGCTTCTCATTCCACTTACGCTGTTGTTCATCAGGGTCAGAGAGAGATTCATTAAACTGTTCTGCTTTGGATAGCACAAAAGCCCAAGCCTCTTGGAGTAAGTCACCGCGTTCTACAAACTGGCGGTATCTACGTACAGTTATAGTGACAACAGATGAAACTAAATCATCAAGGACAGGGTGTAGGTAATCAGTCATTGTCCCTCGCTAAGTATTGGATAGCCTTTGCCAGTGTAGTAATGTCATCATTTAATAAACCAATAGCCCTGTTGTGATTAGAGCAGAGCAAGCCACGCACCTTGCCAGTCTTATGGTCGTGGTCTATATCTAACGCTCTCTTATCTGGCTTCTTACCACAGATATAACAACCACCATTTTGTTCTTCAAGCATACGCTCATAGTCAGGGACATCTATCCCATAGACTCTGATACGGGAGATACGATTCTCTTCGTAAGTTTTATTTCGGTTTCGTGGCATCGGAGTTGGCTCTCTTGTTCATCATCTCGACGTATTGGTCAGCCTTAATTCTCTTTGCTTCTGCTATTTTCTTACGGCGTAGTGCTGCTTTGTACCAAGAATGTTTCTCAGTCATTCTTACCTCTAGCAATAAAGGCAGCCTCTAACCAGATTTCTTTCTCATCATAATAAGTTTCGTTTGCTTTAGCCTCAATCTCTTTTGCTATCTGCTCACGCAATACAGACTCAAGACGATTTACATAATGAGTAATCATCTTATCCTCCATATTATCTGCCCAGTTCTGAAGGATTTCTTTGGTGATTTCCTGCTTGTCAGTCATTAGGTAGTTCGGGCCAGTTCTTGTCCAAGACCATAATTGCTATGGCTGAATAGTTAAGTAGGTCTACAAAGGAATCTCTTAATGATTCATTAGAAGGCTTGACACCACTATCAAGTAGGTTATTTATTCTTGCTACCTTGTCCCACATACGGACTCGTAGTCCATTGAGAGGACCACCAGGAGAGCGAGCCACATTTAATGGGCCATAGTCTTGGTGCTTACGAAGTAGAAGAGTTCCTGCGGTATCAAAGACCCGCCACATATCATCTATAAACTTATCATTTACTTTCTTATGGGCATTGGACGACAGGTTATTGTCCCAGTCTTGTAGTCTATCGAGACTACTATCATCCCCATATCCGTCAATAATGTTGCTGCCTCTTGTAAGTCCTTTTTCTTGCTCATTCACTTTGCTACTCCTAGCAGTTCCCTGACAGACTCCGCACCATTTGTGAGGTAGTACTCATTAACGTCCATACCTTGGGGTAATTGTACTATTTGTGAGTTTGCTACCTCTGAGGCGACACGCCGAGAGAACTCCGCACCAGGGTTTGTGCCGTCCTCTTTAACATCATTGTCACCTAATATAAATATCTTATCGAAACCATTAAACAACTTAGAATAAAAAGGTTTCCAAGCAGCAACGCCTGGGATACCTACTGCTGGTACATCACATAAACCTGACATAACAACAGCATCTAATTCACCTTCACAGATAGCGATGTGTCCACTATCTGACAAGATATCAGAGACGTTATAGATATGAAGTTTCTGTCCAAGTGGTTGCCCATACTTAGGCTTGCCTTCATCTACCCGTCTAAACTTTACTGAGGTACATACACCAATAGCGGAGAAGTAAGGTATAGATAACCAACCAGTAAATTGCTCGTGACCATTGATTGGATTGGTCACTGTGCCAAGTGAGAATTGCTCGGCCACATCTTTAGATATTCCACGTCCTTCTAGGTACGCTACGCTTGCCTCGTCTAGCGCCTCTGCGTACCGAGTGACCGCTTCCAACAGCGATTTCGTTTGCTCTTTCGAGTGCATCCTTAAATCCTAACCCCTCTTTCTCCATAACTATCTGAACTGCTGTCCCGCCTTTGCCACAAGTGTGGCAGAAGTATAAGTTATCGTAAGTATTTATTACTGCACTACGCCTTGTATCGTCGTGCATACAACACTTGACGCTAACGTTGCGTCCCTCTCTTACCTCACCACCATAATGGTGAATGATTGGTGTCAGGGGGATTGAGTCTGCATCAACGTTGGCTTTGCCCCCGCCTTTACGTACCAGCCTGGACCAGTCTTGTGTTGACAAGCGCAATCTCCTTTACAATTCTTATGAAAAGATTCAGCCAGTGCATACTTATGATTGATGTTAAAGTCACCAGCAATCATACACTCATTGCAAATCATTTCGATAATGCCTGTTGTCTACGAGCATCTCTTGTTTTCTTTATTGCAGAAGCATCGCCACCATTCATTACCAATATGGCGTGAGCAAGTCCAGTATTGTAAGCATTATCTTCTGGATGATAACTGTCTATCATAAGAAATGTAATCTTCTCATCTATATCTTTTAGTTTATTCTTCATTTTCTCTTACCTCTTCTTGTTCTTCTATTGTTGTTGGGTCTTCTGGTAGTGGTGGTTCTGCTGGTGTATTCCATATCTCAGTTGTAGTTATATCACCTTGCGGTATTGGCATCATTACTCCTATCGTCTAACCATTGGTCTAAGTCTTGAATAACCCAAGCCTTATTAACTCCGTGTTGTCTTCTCTTTACTATGACAAAGGCCGGAGGCGGAAAGGATAGACCTCTAGCCTTTGCATAGTTTTTTGCTTCTGTCTGGGCCTCGTCCCAGAACTCTGGAAGATTCATCGCTTTACGATTCTTACATTCCAAAATATAGGTCTGACCTGCGATTATGGTGACGATATCACCTTCATCGTTTGACCCTGCCTTGGCCAATCGCTCTGCGAAATGACCGAGACTGCGTAGGAATTTCATAACATCAGTCTCAAACTTACTACCCTTGACTTTGTTATACCGACTCATAAGTATCATCCATACTATTAGTGTGAAGCAACGCTCTGCCATCTGCATTGCTATCTGATATTGCACATTGTGCAAACCTCACAAACAAAGTAGTCCACTGTGAAGCATCAGCGTAGTGAGGACCAAACCGGTTCTTCACAGTGGCTACTCGGAGGTACCCTTGAGACGGGTCGTAACCAAGGGTAAGTATCACAGAGGGTAGTTGTGATACTTTTCCGTGGATAGCACGACGTGGCGGTGGCATAGTCGGAGAACCATACTCACTGGCTTCGGAGACGTGATGGAGGACAAGGACGCACGCCTCTGTCTTCCTAGCCATATCGTGCAAGTTCATCATTATGTCTCGCAGTCCAGCCCACTCGTTATCGTGTTCTGCAACTACGTTCATAAGATTGTCAATGATAATTAACTCTGGATAGATTCCATAAAGTTCTACATAAGCCTTAACTTCTGATTCAATATCATCAAGATTTGGGGATGAATCAAAGACCCATTGAATATGTGAAGCGTCCTGTAACTGTCTGTCGTAACTCTTTGGATTCTTAAATAGGCTTTGCTCAACTAAGACTTGGTCTTGATGTGACAAAGCAGAAGCAACTCTTAGCGATACAGTTGCTATGTCAGTATCTGCCGAGAAGAAAAGCGTAGGTATCTTTGCTTTGATTGCATAAACTAAAGCGAACATAGACTTACCTGCGTTAGGCGCAGCAGCAACCATACAGAGTTGTCCCCTTCGGAACTTAACCTGATTGGCTGATAAGTCTTTCCAAACTTCAGGCAGTGGTTCTGCCTTTATCTGTGTCGTTGCCCAAGCCTTATGTAATCTAAGCACAACCCTCTCTGCTTTCCCTCGGCAATCTTATTTTGCGTTTGCGACGAACAACTTCTCTATCTGATGCAGTAAGTCCGCCCCAGATTCCAAATCGTTCTTTATGTATACCCCATTCAGCGCATTCAAATTGATGTGTGCATCTTTTGCAGACACTCTTTGCGACACCGATAACTCTATGGTCTGAACCCTGTTCAGGGAACCAGATGTCACCGTCAACTTCTGCACATAGCGGAGCCTCGTACTGACGTGGCTCGCGCATTTATCTACGACCAGATTGGTGCGCACTTATCGGTTGCCCCTTTAGGTGCAGCACATAACCAGCCTTTCCAAGGACCTTTTGCATTGGTCCCAGTCTTATATGTCATTGGTCCGTGTGAGCAAGTTGGTGCCTTGCCTTCTTCAACTACCGGCGCTGCTGTTGCTGGCGCGGAAGTTTGCGGTCTCGGTGTGAAATTACGCTGAAAGGTCTTAGCCGGTCCAGCGCTTCCAAGAGATTGACTCACACTATGAATCAGTGCTGCCATATCTTGAGTTGATGCAAGTTGTGTTTCAAAATCTGCTGCAGTATCTGCATAGACATTGATTAGTGTTCCGTCTGCTAACTTGAAGTTAGCCTGAAACTTAGTTGTTTCAGACATTAGTTCCTCCTATTTGTTTGACTGATATTCTTGTGGATTCTTTTCCTTCCTTACCAGGAAGGTATCCAAGTTTACTCTGTACTTCTTCTTTGTCAATGATGAAAGAGCCTTTCACATTTGACCATTGCACTTGGATGCCAGACTTAGTAACGCCGAGTAATCCAGCAAGCGACTCTTTAAGTCCTTCCTTTCGTTCGGTCAGTTCCTTTATCTTGGCATCCAGTTGCAAATACTCCAGCGCATTTTTATCTGCGTCGGAATCCTCAATGATTATCTGTTCAGTTTTTGTAAGTTCTTTTTTTAGACCAACGCATCCAATCTCACCAGATGCGTCATAGTATTTACAATAGAACTTACAGTAATTCTCATCCTTCTCAGGTTCTGGCGCTACCTCTGATGTCTTAACTGCCTCTAACCAAGAGAGGGCTTCAAGTGCGACAGAAGAATCGTACTTCTCTGAGTGGACCTTTATGTCCCGCTCGTCACCGTCTCTTGGTATAGCGACTAAGTGAACGTTCTGGACCTTCCCCAATCCAGACTGTTCGATAAGGTAGCCGTAGGTTTGCACCTGCCAGCGTTGTTGCAGTGAAGGAAAATAATTAAGGTTCTTGGCCTTAACTGTTTTCCAATCTACAACATCTCCCGTTTCCGGGAAATATGCGTCTACGTGTGCTTTCATTCCATTGTATTCAACGGATGATTCAAGCATCACACCTTCGTGTTTATCTAAAGCCTTCTCAATAGCAGAGTGAATGGCTGTTCCCATAATGGCAGCCAACTTCAATTCATTCTCATTTGTCTCAGGCTGGTCATTAAGTTTGTACCAGACTTTACGTCGGCATCCACCTAATTCGGATGGACCAACCTGTATCTGTGTGGAACGTGGCCGTGCTGCTTCCTTTGCGTGAAGCGCTTTAACTAATAAATCTTTTATGTCCATCATACTCCCGGAAACCACATCACTAAGTCCCACTTTGTAAAGTGGATATTAAAAAACAATAAGTTTATTTGAAATGCTTTTACAAGATAAAGGTTAGGAAGAAAAACTTCTTCTTCATAGTAATCAATTCCGATGGACCAGTTGTGCAAGTAGTGTCTATTGATTCGGATACTGAAACTATTACCGATATCTTTTCTCACCGTGGGTCCTTTCGTTGTGCTACCAACTGTATAGGTGGGTGAGTATTAACGTCAAGCACCGATGCAAGTTCAACTGCTTTTCGGGCGTGTTGCTCTGGTGTCTTCTTTAGACTAGCAGTAGGTAGGCCAGCAAGATAACCAAGAGCGAACTGACCACCCGAACCAATACCGTAGATTCCCAACTTACTTTGGATGAACGAAAGGTCAATCGCAATGTGGAATAGGTTGCCAGAAAACGCGACAAGGTAGTCGAACCCTGACTCTTTTTCTTTTGTTGCTTCATAAGGGTCATATCCATTCTCTTTGAAAGCGGTAAGTATTGATGGAAGTATTTTCTTTCCCATCCACTGCACGGGGTCTGCACCTTTATATGCGGGCGGAGTCCAGTTATAGGCGAGGATATCTCCAGGTCTTGAATCACCTACGATTCCTAATAAATACTTTCCGACGTTAACTATCTTCGGAGTTGTCGTACTTATAGTCCTGAGATTGTCTTCAGTTATCTGAGAATCGGCTGCTAAGATACAGCGGTCTGGTAATTGAATTCCAACTAACGTAGTAATCGGCAGTCCTTTCCTTCGGAGAAAAAATTTTACACTACTACGGCGTGTCTGCTCCGGTGACACGCCAATAATTTCTACAATATGAGCGTGAGCGAATATATAAGAGGCCGCCTACGGCGTGACCGGCGGCCTCCCAACCGCGAGGCGCTGACGCGCCAAGCCGAGCGGTCTGTGGTTTTCCGTCTACTCCGGCTGTTGAAAAACAGACCAAGTCTACCGCCAATACAGGCTACTGATTTGCGTTCCGTCGGTCCGACACACGCCTGTGTTTGTGGCTGTACTGTCTTTCTAACCTACGCTCAGTTTGAAGATTATGAAATCTGTTGGTATGCACTAGATGTTGAATGTGCTAACTGTGGCAACTTACTTAAAGCCCCTTGCCCAATAGATAAACCTGAATTTGAGCAATAAAAAAAGACCCCCAGGATTTCTCCCAGGGGTCCTTGCCTCGCTGCTATTTAACTAATACTTCAGACCGAACTCTGCTTCAGCCTTGTCTGCCCACTTCACGGCAGGTGCGGTTAGACCGCCGATTAGTACTGCATACTCAGGTGCCAAATCGGTAGCAAATGCGATACCCATTGTCACTGCTGATGCAAGCACAGCGCGGAGATAAGACTTAAATGCAGCCTTGAACTCTTTGCTTTTTAGTTTCTTGATTAACTTATCCACTTAGTCTCCTTTAGGACTTGGTGTTTCTTTCTTTTTAGCCTTCCTTGAAAGAGCCGCTGTAACCCTGTTCTTCAACTTAGGCTTTTCCATCCAAGCAAACCAAGGACTTGTATCCTTGGAGTGTTCCGCCTTTATGGAAATATGTAGATGTTTCATATGTAAATTAGAACCAGTGTACTTACGGTCACCTTTATCTTTGGACCAGATTCTTCCACTGAAGATTAGGTAGGATACCCGTTTGTCATCCTTTAACTTCTCATAGATATCACCGCAGTCAATACCGTGATGCGGGTCGTGAGTCAAATCAGCAGCAAGACCTGTGTTGTGGTCCGAGTTCGGTGATTGCTTTAGGTGCGCAGCAGAAGGTAGGAGTCCATCGCTCGCCTTCATACGTTTCGGAGCAATGGCAGTTGCCTGTCGCAACACTGCGATTGCAGCAGGACTTGCTACTTTTACTACTTTCTTCATATTGACCACCATATTCTGATTGTTCCGTTACATTCTCCACACACATAAGGCAAGTCGTCCCCATTCTTGTAGTGATTTCTGATTATCTCTGCAGTAGTTTCAAAGTCTGCTTCGTGGGTATCTCTCCCACAATGAGGGCATACCTCTGCTCCAACGTTTTGATAAACGTGGATGCAATGAGTCATCGTTTGATTGCTTCCTTTACAAGGTCAGTCAGTAAATCAACCTTATGCTCTAGGGCGTTGACCTTATCCTTCAATGAACTACCGCCGTTAGGTTTTAGTTCGGATAGATAATGCTTGGTCAAATGCTTTACTCCCATTGCTAGCGCACCAGCAAGGGTAGTTACGGACACGGCTAATCCAGCCCAGTCAGCAGGGGTCATCTCTGGCTCCTTATACAGAACGAATTGTTATTAGTAATACTCCACCAAAGCCGGTAAACCTTTTATCTTGCGGTGTCCGGTTGATGAAATCTAGTTCTTCGATGAGTCCGACGTATGACTCACCTGTTCTATAGTCTTCAATTCTTACAGTATCTCCATTGTTCTCAACGGTTTCTAACTGTTGCAGTCTTTGCCAAGCAGACCCTTCATAGCCAGCCTGAACTCCAAACTTATCTGCCTCGTGGTCAAAGCACATTACTGGATATTGAATCAAGCGCTGACGAGGAACGGCAGGTAAAGCCTTAGTCTGATAACCAGTAAAGACTGGTGACTTAGTATCGTCATTACCAAGATTGATAACAAACTTGAATCCTAAATACTGCTGTGGTGTTGATGGGTATGCAGTTCCAATCTCACCTACAGAATCTCCTTGTGAGAATAGGCCAAGACCATACTCATTATATTCTTGGTCAACAGACTTCACTTCAAGTGAGCCATTCTCAGTATCAAACTGTGGCAAGATAAACTTGAATCGCTTTAGTTCTAATGTGTTATAGCGGATAAAGCCAGTCTGTAAGTATCCGCTACTGATATAGCGGGTAGCAGATTCTATATAGACTTTACCGTTTGTTGTAGTTGTAGCATTAGTTGTAAATGCTAATCGGTCAGTGCCATCTATAAAGGCACAGGCAGTAGTCTCGTGATTGGTATTACCAGTAGCCTTATATAAATCAAAAGCATAAGGAAATACCAGCGGAGATATCTGAGTACCAAGGTCAATGCGGATAACTCCTGGCTCATCTTCAACGCTAGTTGCAGCCCAAGCAAATCTATCTCTAAAAGCAAAGTCATAGACTGGTTGAGTATTTTCCCAAATCAATGGACCATAGGCTAAAGAACCATCATCTGCGACAGCAGCGGCTCGAATACCCTTAGTAGTTCCAATCATAATGTAGCCAAGATAGTAAGCAATCTTGTAGATGCGCTCGCCTGATGGCATTTCAGCGGCAGTAATAGCACTGGTTAGAGTGGGCATAGTTCCGCTAGATGAAAGCGTAAACTTCTGGATATTAGATTGGGTTCCAGAAAAGCCTGTGCAGTAGATAGCAGCACCGCTTGATGTGATGCTGGTATAAACAAAGTCATCTACTGGGTGGGTATAGACAGCAGTAGGTAGAGATGTCGCTGCTGTAGAAATTTCATAAACCTTGTTATTGATACAAGCAACGATACGTTCTTTGGTGAACTCCATTACCGCATTAGTCACAACAAGACCCGTGACATCAAACATCTGTACTGTACTGGTTGGTGAGTCAGTTGAATAGCCAGTCAATGGCTTCTTATACATAGTCAACTTAGTAGTACCACCGCTGGTTACGTTAGTTATCCAATAACAGTAAACTCCATCGTCACACATTGCATAAACTTTGTCATCAGTTCCAGAGTTGTAGTCAACAAAATGCTGGACATCGCTAGTAATAGTTCCTGTTGCAGGAGTAGATGTCACGTTAGATGCAGTCTTGGCATAAGTCAAAGTAGTTGTAGTAGGAACTGAAGCAATAGTATATGTTCCGTTGAAGGTAGCATCTACGCCAGCAACTGTTATTTCCATACCTACAGCAAGACCGTGAGCAGAACTTGTAGTCAAAGTTGCTACGTTAGAGGTCAAAGCCTTGTTAGTTACAGTTGCCGTAATGGTTGGATAAATCTTGTCAATATCAAATCCGTCAAGCATTAGACAGCCATAGAACTCGTTATAGGTAGTAGCACCAGTATTGGTCAACTGCTTCCATTGAATAGACCTGAGAAACTGTTGTGGTCTTAAGTTGTCATTTAGATTAGCAGTTGTGTAATGACCTTCATCTACATCATAAAGAAGAGTTACTTGACCTCTGGTCCAGATGTCGCAACCTTTAGATTCGGTGTACTGGAAACGAAGTCCTTCATCCTGAGCAGGTTCAAAGTACTTGATGCCTTGACCTAGGTGGAATGATGACTGGCTTCTAAACCACCAGCCAGTTAGAGATTGTTCACCTGCTTCTCTGGTCTGGTCATATTGTTGCTTACGATACTGAGCCGTGACACGGCGATACGGAGTATCGTCAGAAGCCTGAACAAAGAAAGGTAGACCAGCAACGGCAATGTCATAAGCCACACCGGTAGCCGAGTAATTGATAGCACCGGCAGGGTTAGAGAGGGTATAGGGGATTGCCTCGGTAATGTCGTCGCCGTATGGGGCCACTGGGTCTCCTTATGCTAGTATTGCTTTGTGACTAAAAGGTCTTGCGGTGATTGTACTAAATGCTGTGAAGGCTGGCTTCAGGGCGAAGCACTTGGATATAAATTTTATTCAGGTAGGCCTTGTCATTTTGTAGCCATAGGTAAAGGTTGTTCTATCTATGCCAAGCGTCCCAAAGAACCTTGCCAAACATACAAATGTGCTTGGATTGAAAGCGATGATATTCCTGAATGGATGAAACCTTCTGAAGTAAATGCCATTGTAGATTTTCGTAAAACAAAAAACGGAATAGATTATATTTCTATAAATGAAGCAGGCGCTGTACTGTCTGCTCAAGTTCTTACTTGGGCTATTCAGTATGCCCTAAAAAATAAAAAGAACTTATATTGGAAAGTTGCCAATGGAGAACATTGGATTGGCTCTCCTGAATTTGATAAAGATATTACTCTTGGGTCTCTTCCTGAGGTTCAGGAAAATTCCACAAGCAAGCCTCTTCATCAAAAATAGGCTCAATAGTAGTCCCATCTTCCAGCAGTAAAAGCGCTGGTTTTGGAGGAATAAAAGCATCTTTTTCTTCATCATAAAAGAATCCAGGACCTGCATAATTTTTACGAAGAGGAGTTCCTCCTAGTAAATGCTTTCCACCAAATGTGTTATATGAGGTTTTTACCCAACGACCACCAAGGTTATCTATGAGCCATTGGTAACCCTCATCTGGGTCATTATTGCTGCCAACGGTAACTCTTATGACTATGTTATTGTCATCTAACTCAGCCCAGTGTGCCATTATTTACCTTGCCTTTGTTGTTCGTAGTGCATTTTTGAGTATTCCAGAAAAGAACCATTGAATATAAAAGAACCTGTATGATTCAATTCTATCCAAGGTAAAACCCATATTTTATATCCGATGCTTTGAACGTATCTACAGAACATATAATCTTCAGATAAATAGTGTTTAGTTTTAGGGTCTATCTCGCAATCAAAATAATAAAACATTTCCGTACCGTCATCTGGGTCTATAGAAAACTGTTTTGGGTACGTTCTCTTGAAGGAATCAAATACATCTCTATGTATCATCATAAAGCCAGTACCTGATTCAGATACGCTAATAGGTTCAAGCAAGTTGAATGTTTTATCTTCTTCAAAGTTTGCTACAAAATAAGAAGAATAGTTTATAGCGTCTTGTTTATTATTTATTAGATTATTGAAATAACCATATTTTAGTTTATCCCAATCTATCTCTTTCATTGGATAGATGCCCGCAATAACCTTTTTATCATTTGATAGAGTCATTACTTCCATCATTTTTAGAACATCTTGCCATTGAAATCCTATATCAGAATCTATAAACATAAGCATATCTGACTTAGATTTTAGAAATTCTTTTACAAGTTTATTTCTAGCCCTTTGTACTAAAGATTCATTAGACAAAGTATGCAGTTCAAATTCAATACCAATCTTGCCCAAGTTGTAGGCAAGGTCAGTTGTTGATACTGTGTAACTAGCGGTTGAATTTCCATTGTACATAGGCGTAGCAATAAATAACTTTTTTCCTTTTATTGCCTCTATGTCCAGATTCACAAATATTAGTCTACCTGAGATTTGGTATAACGTACAATAACAATACCTGAACCGCCAGCACCTGAAGCATAACTTGTCGATGTGGAGCCCATAGAGCCTCCACCACCGCTACCGGTATTTGCGCTACCAGCAGTTGCGGCAGTATTAGTTGCACCTGCTCCTCCGCCACCGTTACTTCCGCCACTATAATTATAGGCAGAACCTGAACCTCCGCCACCGCCTGCATAATAGTAGGTTCCACTTACGTTTTGACCAGTAGATGTTGCTGAACCCCAGGATGAATAAGTAGATGTACCAGCGCCACCGCCACCAGCACCGCCACCTGAAGTTCCATTCTGACCAGCAGCGGCCATACCTCCGCCACCACCAGAGTTATAGCCTATACCAGAGCCATCTCCACCTTTGAATCCTCCGCTAGTTCCTGTGCCACCTGTTCCAGCGTTTGATTCGCTAGATGTAGACCAGGCACTAGCGCCACCACCGCAACCTCCGTTACCACCATTAGTGGTTCCAGATTCAAATGAGGCACCATATCCTCCACCAGTTGTGCTATAGATATCAAATGAACTTGCTGTTCCCTGATTACCATTTGCTGTTGTAACAGAAGCACCACCACCACCAATGGTAACAGACTTGTTAGAATTAGAACTCAAATTTGTTTGATAATTTATATTACCAGCACCACCGCCACCGCCAGAAGCATTTCGATACGTCTTGCTATTTGTTCCGGTGCGTCTTGCAGAACCACCAGAGCCACCACCTGCAATTACCAATACGTCATATGTAAGCGATGCTTCAGAAATACCCAGAGTTCCATTACCAGTAAATGTTCTGTAGTAATAAGTTGAATCCGAGGAAAGAGTTCCACCGGTAACTGTTGGTTTTGCAATAGGTGTTACTGAGTTAGATGCAGCAGAATAAGGACCAACGCCTGCAGAGTTTTCTGCTCTTACCTGGAATGTATAGGCAGTTCCGTTAGTCAAGCCAGATACTGTGATTGGACTTGAAGTTCCCGTTCCAGTAAATGAACCAGGGCTAGATATGACTGTATATGAAGTTGCTCCAGATATTGCGGTAAATGCTACTGATGCGTTTGCATTTCCTGCAGTTGCAGTAGGCGCAACCATAAGTGATGGCAGGCCAGCGTCAGCACTGCTGTACTTCAACTGTCCAGTCTTGATACCTGAGTTCTTGATACGGGTGATTGCCACTTGATAATCCCTTTTCTAGGAAAGAAGTAGTTTTGCTTCGTCTTCTGTAATGCCGAGTTTTGCTAGTAGGTCTGCTTTAGCAGCAGCCTTGGTAGCAGCCTCAGCCTCAGCAGCGACTCGTTCAGCCTCAGCCTGTGCTGCTCTTGCTTCTAGTTCTGCGACTTCTTCTGCGGTCAGTTCTACTTCTGTAGACTCACCAGTTGAGCAGTCAACTACGATTTTGGTTGGCATTGTTTCTCCTTAGTCTTTCTTGATTCCGTAAAGCGTTGCGGTTGAGTATTGAAGGAAATCCCATCCATTTCCGTCAATTTTTATATTTGTAATGGCTGCAGTATTAGACCAAAGACCAGCGCCTAAATCTACTATCCAAGATGTTGAAGAGTTGTTCTCAGTTACGCTGTCCGAAGATATAGTCTTATTGTTAGAAGAAGTATAGTTTGGTATGTAATACTCAGAGTTGCTAAAGGTTGATGCTGTGGCTGTAGTGCCAACACCTTGAGGTATTTGATAATAAGTAGTTGAAGAGGTATCACTAAGTGTTGAACCTGAATCATAACCGGCAAGACGTCTACCAGACCAAGAACCTGTAGAATTATTGAACCATACATTCAGGCTTTGTCTGTCTACTGCTCTATTCATTCTGGCTGATACTTTCAATACCAGGTCTGTATATGTCTGTGGTATAGATGCAAATTCTATAGTTGTAATTCCACCAGACCCTACGGTAGTGGAGGCTATTGCGATATATGTATTTGCCATTATGCCGCCTTTACGCCGTATAAGGTGAAGGTTGAACCTGAAGTAAAATTTACAGAAGTAGCATCATAAAGTTTTATACTTGTGATTGCTTCAGTTGCAGACCCAGTTGAACCACGCCATAAGCCAACCGCGGCAGAAACTATCTCACCAGTTCCTCCATCGTTTCTTCTCCAGATACCAGTTTTATATGTTGTAGTGTTTGCATAATTCATAATCTGCAAGATGCTATTATATCTTTGATTGGCTGCGTTGTAACCAAGATACCAATATGTTCCACCAGTTGTTCTATCGGAAGAAGCAGTAGTTCCGTTACCTGTAAGTTGTGTTGCTGAATAATAGGCACCAGTCACACCATTTAGTTGTAACCGTAAGTTTAGGTTAGATGTTGACCCAAGAGTACTTATCAGTACTAAGTCAGTATATGTTCCTGGAATACTACTAAAGGTGACTTCAGAAACACTACCAGAAGCAGTAGCAGTTGCAATCGGTTCGTATGTTGCTGGCATTATGCCCCCTTTATGCCGTATAAAGCGAAGTGGGAATACTGTTGAAGATTTCCTCCACCCTGACCTGCAATAGTAATTGATGTTATAGCAGAAGTACTGTTATATAAAGTAGATATAAACCAAACTTGACCGTTTGTATTATTCCCATCTGAACCAGATAAGGACCTTATAGTTTTTGTCTTGTTTGTATTTGCATAATCTAAAATATCTACTATCGCTACAGACCCTGCGGTAGAAACCGCTGAGTTATTCACTATAATACCATTGTAGTTAGTTGTATATGAATTTGCTGTAGCAGCAGCACCGGTTCCATATAAGGCTTGTGAAATAACTGGTGTTGAACCATTAGGTTGAATAATTATCCAAGTTGAGTTATATGAAAACGCTCTTATCTGTAAGTGAGTATAAGTTTGCGGAATAGAAGAGAACGTAACGCTTGGTGTTGCAGAACTTACAGTTGCTGTGGCAATAGATTCAAAAGCGGCAGTGGCTCCAGTATTACCCGCCAGCATCGAACGATACTTAGGCAGGCCTTGCTCTATCGTAGATAACTTTAGGCGGGTAATCATTTCTTAGGAAATCTCGCTTCCGTATGCGCTGAAGGAAAGGTTTGCTGTTGATGCGTAGACAGTAATTACGTCAGTTGTAGCAAGTGTTAGACCAAGAGTTAGAACTGTTGAGTCAGATGCTCCGACGGTTACGTCATATGCAATGTAGTGCTGGTTTGCTTGTGCTGCACCTGCAGGACGAATCGAGATACGAAACGTTGCTGCTGCTGTATCACGGTTAGCAATTACGATACTCGATACCACAGCGCTTGTGGCGGCTGGGACGGTATAGAGCGTTGTGGCTGTGGTTGCGCTCGGTGCTGATTGTCCGAGTACTTTGTATGCTGTTGGCATTATTTCTCCTTTACGCGCCCATAAGCATAAATGTGTCAGAGAGGCTAGTTGTAGAACCTCCACTGCTTGCCGCCCATTTGACTCCTAGAGTCTCGGACGAGTCGGCGGTAAGGACATATCCGTCCGTACCTACCGCAAGATTATCTGCATTGTTTGCTGAACTGCCTACAATCAAATCACCTTTTGCTGCAACTAAAGTTGCTGGCAATGTGGCATTGAAGTAAGTCAGGTCATCACTTGTTAGTACGTGCTTTACTGTTGCGCCAGAACCGTGAGTTATTGCCGTGGTTCCTGCTCTTCCTCTAACTATTGTGAATGAATCACCAGAGTTAGCAGTAACAAAAACTATTTCTTCATTGGTTGTATCTGGGTCAATAGCAACTGTGAACTGGTCAACGTTGCCTGCTGCCAAGGAAACTCCACCTAAAAGGCCAGAGCCTGTACCTGTGGCTACAGTCATAGTAGTACCAGTAGCACCGATGCTAGATGCAAGCGTTGTCTCAACGCTTATGCTGGAGTATTTTCTCATTGTCTTTCCTTAGCGAGTTAGGTGGATACGAATTGGGAACTGGTCAGAAAGTTTCAATGCTTCTTCCTGTAAGCGCTGCTGGAACAAAGCAAAGACATATTTGCTTACAGAAGAACCAGCAGAAGATGGAATCTTTGTATCGTTTAGGTCTGCTTCTGCAGATGATAGGTTGATACGACCTGCGTCCAAGAATGAAAGCAGACGGTAGCAAGCACCATAAACAATCACATCTTGGCAAGAATCAGGTAGACCAGTTACATCTACAAAGTCATCGGTATTAGCATCCATAGTATCTGGAACCATTGTGTACCAGACTTTGACAGTTCTACCTGGCTGAATATTCTCATACAGGTTGATTGTCTTTTGAGTATTGAATGTTGGTGTATTTGCCAATGGGTCAAAGCGCCACTTGCGAATAGGCAACCATTCTTTAGAAGAACCTGTGGTCTGCCAAGACATATAAAGAACTTCTCTTGCATCATCAGGTAGTGGATATGTAACCTGTGCTGCATTGAATGTAAAACTAGTTGAACTTACTGCAAACAACTTTGGATACAAAGAACGGATAGTATCGTTCAGAGCCTTCTTGATAGTAACTCTTGGAAATGTAGGAGCCAAGGTAACTTGAGCATATTGTGCGTGAGGAGATGCGGTAGTTCCCATATAACCTCTACCGAATCCTGGTGCAACTTCTAGTGTATTGGTTGCTTTGTCAAAGGAATCTACCCAGATAAGTTCGTCATCAATCTCAACGATACCTTTAGCAAGGTTGCCAGCAGAACCGATAGTAATTTCACTAGAGGTAGTTGTGATACCACCTGTATTAGTTACATAAGAGATACGGTCTTGACGCAGGGTATAGCCCTGCAGATTGCTCTTGACCTCATCAACTAGGTCATTGAATGTAGGCATTAGCCCTCCGTTGTTTTCTCCTTAGCCTTTTGAATAGCCTCGGCTGCTTTCCCTTTTTCATACCAACCATCGCCCCATAGTGTTAGCAAGCGCTGGAAGTAATATTCATATTGTTTTGCTATGACATCTACGCCATAAGTTTCAACTGCTCTCTTGCGGATAGCAGCCCTATCTAAACTTTTTACATTCTGTGAAGCCAGAATAAATTCTTCTACGCTTCTACATCTATAGCCTGTAACTCCTTGAACTACAGTTTCTGTAAATGCACCCCAGTCTGTTGTAATTACTGGAGTTCCACAGGCTTGTGATTCAATGTTTACGTTACCAAATGGTTCTATATAAAGCGTTGGAACAAAGGTAGCAATAGCGCCACCCATAAGTTCTGCTCGCTTCTCAGGTCCAACAGGTCCGATGTACTCACCATAAGTTGGAATGTAATCACCAGGTCCTGCCATAATTAGCCTTGCACCTATTGTCTTACAAATATGTGCTGCTACTTCAACACCTTTTCTTGGAACCATTCTTCCAATGTAAAGGTAATAATCTCCGTCCCCTTTACCTAATGGGAACATATCAGGGTCTAAATATCCTGGAATAACTGCATCAAAGAACTGACCATCTACTGTCGCTGCGTTCTTGAATTGTGCATAGACTGCGTGCATCCAAGCGTAAGACTCGAACACTCTATATTGTGAAAATACTCCAGAGTATCCAACTCCGAACTCAACAGACATATATCCAGGAAACGCATCTGCGATTGGCTTATGTGTAGCGCCAGCAATCAGACAGATAAAGTCTTGTTCCTGAAGTCTCTTGCGTATTTCCTTTATCGCATTGCCATTGAACTTTTGCCAGTGTGGAAGTTTGTAATCAAATGGTGCTTCTACATATGGCTTCTTACCTACAACGATTCTCCGTTGAGTCTCGTTGATGCAAGGTATCAGTTCATCTACATCGGCTTCATTTTCTTCGCCAGCGTATAGATAGACAGTATGTCCGAGGGACTTCATCATATTGCAGAATCTGCGAACCTTTTCGGTATATGCGCAGTTCGCATAATCTTTAGTTGTTTGGGTATGTGGTAGACTTACGACGTGAAATCTCATACCACAATTCTACTTAAATCCCTTGAAATCAGAGACAACCTCACCCCGCAAGTCGGAGAATCCGTCTGACTGTATTACCAGATTTGGATGGGTAATGTAGGCATTTGTCCGGTCAGCCCATAGACGATAAGCCACATCTATCCACTTCTCGTTTTCTCTAGCGATATGGATAAACAAGTCTACCTTATCTGGATGAACACAATAGGCTTGAGTTCCTGTTGATTCTACCTGTCTGACCCAATGACTATTGACTGGAGTAGTCTCATTCTTGATTGCTCCAAGATAGAAGATATCCCAATCTTTAGGTAGCACAGCCATATACTCATCAAGAGCCTCATTGAAATCATCTCTGAAGATAGCGTCATCTTCGCAGATAAGAACCATTTCATTTGGCTTTATCTTACGGAGTACCTGAGCGTGGCTTAGTCTGCCAGCCACTATCGGGTCCATATTTAGTTCTTTGCCGTCAAACGCTGGATGAACTTCAAAATCAAAGCCAATACGCTCTGCTTCTTTAGTGAACTGTTCTAGCCTGTCAGTTCTTCTTGGGACATTGATAACAATAACCCGACTAAAGTATTTAGATAAACTCACATTCCACCAAGCATAAAGGAAACTGGGATTGCATCTGCCCCAGCACCTGTTGGTCCTGTCGCACCAGTCACACCAGTTGCACCGGTGGCCCCAACTGGGCCAGTAGGACCGGTAGGTCCTGTTGCTCCAGCAGGTCCGGTAGGACCTGTGGGTCCAGTTACTCCATCTGCTCCCGCAGGACCAGTGGCTCCTGTTGCTCCCACAGGGCCTGTCGCTCCAACAGGACCCGTCGCTCCGACTGGGCCTGTTGCTCCGGTAGCGCCATCAACTCCTGCTGGCCCCGTAGGACCAGTCGCTCCAGTTGCACCATCAGTACCAGCAGGGCCAGTAGCCCCAGCGGGACCAGTAGCACCAGTTGGTCCAATATCACCTGTTACTCCTTGTGGTCCTTGTGGACCGGTCGGGCCGGTTGCTCCCGCTGGACCCGTAGGTCCCGTAGCACCGACATCACCTTGTGGGCCTTGAGGCCCTGTAGCGCCCGTAGCGCCTGCTGGACCTGTCGCTCCGACATCTCCAGTAACTCCTTGCGGTCCGGTGGGCCCTGTGGCCCCTACAGGGCCTGTAGCACCCACATCTCCTTGCGGTCCAGTCGCACCTTGTGGACCTGTAGGTCCAGTTGCGCCTGTATCGCCTTGAATTCCTTGTGGACCTGTGGCACCGGTAACACCAGCATCACCCTGTGGTCCTGTTGGACCGGTCGCTCCTACCGGCCCAGTTGCACCAACCGGTCCAGTCGCTCCCGTGTCTCCTGTAGCACCTGCAGGTCCTGTTGCACCTGTTGCTCCCGTATCACCCGTTGGGCCTGTAGCACCCTGGGGTCCGGTTGGACCGGTGTCTCCTGTCGGGCCTGTAGCCCCAGTCGGACCAGTATCTCCTGTAACACCTTGCGCTCCTGTCGGACCAGTAGAGCCAGTAGGACCCGTTGGTCCTGTAACTCCATCGGTACCCTGTGGGCCGGTTGCCCCTACAGGACCTTGCGGTCCGGTAACTCCAGGATTACCTTGCGGTCCTTGGTCATTAGATAATTCTACGGCAACTTGAGGTGTAATAGATTCAATTACAATAATTGTTGTCACGTAGTCACGGCTCCTGTCACGACAAACTTACCCTCAAGTATTCTGGTGACTGTTCCACCAGAGTCTAAAACTAAATCATATACGTATCTGCTTGCCGGTATATTGGCAGTGTCAGATGCACTGATATTTACTACCACTCTTCCTTGTGACTGCAAGGCAATACGGCCATTAGCAGTTGATGCAACTATTGTGGTAGTAGATGCGCCAACAAAGGGACGCACTGTCATAGTTGCTGTGTAGTTGGTCAAGTCCCAAGGAGTTGAATCATTCTTGATTTGGAACTGCCAGTTGAATGTAGTCGCTTGGTCGCAGATTAGATTATATTTCGCACTCATCAGGATGCCAACGTTCTGAGAGCAGCCGCCGCAGCCAAGCCAGTAGTACCAGCGATACGATTACATACGCCCATAAAATCAAGATGGGTATTCGCAGAACCCGAAATGCCCGCAATATCATTTAGCACTCCTACTGTGTCTGTATGAGTAGTAGTTACGGAACGAGCAGCAGCCCATTGACGGGCAGCAAGTGCCATATCTACCATTTGGGTTGGTGAGCGATAATCGGTGCCACCATTGGCGAGGCGATTCAATTCTTGATTGAGTGTTGAATTTGGATTGATGGCCACCTATATCTCCTTACTTCTTTTCTATCCAGGTATCAATATCAAAATGTGCATATGTGCAAAAGCCAAGAACATATGACTTCTTGTCACAGCCTTCTTTCAAACAGATATGGTCCATTATTTCTTCTTTCTTGAAACAGCGGCGTTATCTACGAGATTCGGATATGGTCTACCTGCTGCTTTGGCTCGCTTCTTAGCGGCGCTCTTCTGTGCTGGTGTTAGTTTCTTACTACGCTTCTTTGGGTTCTCTTGGTCCCAGAATGCTTTCTTCTTCACCACTTCACCTTATCTGCCCAGTACGCTGCAGACATCTTGCCTTTAGCAATGTTCTTTGCGTGACGAGCCTTGAATGATGCTTGACGTTTTGTTGGCTGCTTATCGCCAGTTACACCCTGCTGTCCAAATCTAATAGTCTTTATTTGGTTGCCTTCTTTGGCAACAACTACGTGTGATTTAGTTGGGTGACTTGGAGTTCTCTTAGGTTTATTGAAACCAGATACTCCGGCTCTAGTTAGCCTTGAATCCTTTTTGCTTGCCATATTCGCCATACTTTCCA